TTTGCTTACTTGGTGTAACAGCACCATCAACTAACTGGCTTGTTCCAACAGATGCGTTTGGTGGATTTACAGTTTGAACAGCTTTACCTAAATACACACAGTACATGTCATCTCCAACTGATGTAGCTTCTGTTAGTGTTAATGTATTTGAATTTGCAGAATATGAAGTTGTAGGCTCTTGTCTAACATTATTAATAAATAATGCTAACTCATTTGCATTAGCAACTGGATTATCCAATGTGTAAGATGTAGTCGCACTTGTAGTAAAGTCTTGTTTAGCAAAACTTGTAAAGTTAAGAGCAGGTTGATTTCCTAAATACATCTACGCAACATCTGTTAATAGTGAAACAAAAGCATCAACATTACCTGACGCATTGTCTGATTTAATTTTTAATGAACCACCTGAAGGAATTACTACTTTACCTGAAATTACTTCAAGTGAACTTCCTGTAGTTATGGGTGCTTCTTTGATAAGAAATCTATCGTTACTACCATCATTAATCATTACATCTACTAGAATAGATGTACCGCCTGTGTTAGCTACAAGACAACCGATAACGATTTGTTTATTTGATGTAGTTGAAACTACTGTCGTTAAGCTATTATTTGCTATACGAGCATTAGTTGAACTAAAGTTATTTGCCATTTATTATTTTCTCCTTAATTATTATCCAAGTGCTAGACTGAATGGGATTGCTGTTGGGTCTGTTTCTGTTTGTATTCCTGTATCAATGTCTGCCCAAGCAGTTCCATTGTAAAATCTTAAAGTATTTGATGTTGTGTTAAAAAATAGGTCTCCTGCATCAAGTGAAGTTGTAGGGTCTGCTGAACCAATTCTATATCTATTAGCAAAAGTATTTACGTCAGTTACATTAGTAGCAACTGTATTGATGTTGGTTGCATTACTAGCAACTGAATTAATATTAGAACTGTTAGAGTTAACAGCATTTATATTTGTTGAATTACCTGCTACTGCATTAATGTTAGTAGAATTGTTATTAACAGCAGTTACGTCACTAGAAATACCTGCAACAGTAGTAATATTAGAAGATATACCTGCTAGTGTTGTTATATTTGCGTTTTGACCTGCAACTGTATTTATATTACTAGAATTTGCATTTACTGCGTTAATATTTGTTGAATTAGAATTTACAGCATTAACATTTGATATATTAGTTGCTACTGAATTTACATTTGTAATATCATTTCCAACTATATTAACATTAGCTATATTTGTAGCTACTGTATCTATTTCAGAAGTAGTTTCGTTTAAATCATCTGCAACTGTTTCTACTTCACTAACTGCTTCTGCTAAATCATTTGCTACTGCAATAACTTTTGAAATATCTGTTGCTACAGTATTAACTGAACCAATGTTAGTTGCGACTGTATTAATTGCTGTGTTGCTTCCTGAAACAGTATTAATATTTGTGCTGTTTGAATTTACTGCATTAATATTGGATATATTGTTATTAACTGTAGTTAAAGCTGTTTTGTTTGCAGGTGATAACCAAGTGTTTTCTAAATAAGTTTTATTAACAGCATCATTATCATTTACAGGATTTGATACATTCTTAATTACTTTACTTTGTGCATCAAACTTATCATCTGTATCTATTTTCATAGTAGACAAACTTACGTCTGTAATTTCCTGTGCTACATAAAAGTTTTGGTCTGCTGATTTATCTAGGTCACTTTCAGTTAAAACTGAACCATCAGTAAAATCAACTATACGAGTATCAATCGGTGTTTGTCTTTCAATACGAACAACTGCTGAGTTAGCAGGTGCACTTGTAAAAGTTAAAGTTGATGATGAAATTGTAAATGCTGTTGTTGCTACACCATTGATAAAAGCCTTTACATGACTACTGTCTAAAAATGGAAAAGTAATTGAGTACTGTGTAGTACTACCATTACCTGTGTAGGTTACTTGTGCTAAAAATGACATATATTAATTACTAAATTGATAAAGGGTTTCTAAATCTGAAGGGTTTACATTTATACCCATCTTAAATTTCTCTAAATTGTTGTTAACTGCTCTTAGAGAGTTGAGCAAAGTGAATTTACCAGTAGCATCTTGCGTACTATAAAAACTTTCAGCTTCTTTAATTAAAAGTTCTTCAACAGCAGTATGATAATCTTTTACAACTCGTCTTAGTAGTTTTGCTTTACCACCTTTATCCATGTTGTTCTCATCAACTCCTGTTGGGTCACTTAATCGTTTATATCCGCTAGAATTTATTACTTGTTGTAACTTTTGGTCTAATGACAAACCACCTTTTCTAACTTTTCTTAATAATTCTTGTTGTCTGTTGTATGCAGTTTGACCTTCTTTATTTACAAAGAATGTTAAATCCACATCACTTCTAAGTTTTGTTTTCATACTCGGCAAATTGACACCAAGTCTAAACATCTCTTTTGCTACTGGGTCTTTCTTTTCTGACGTTGCACCAAAAGGATTAAAGACACCATTAATCAATCTTGTTTGTTCATCACCCTGTATTCTTAAAGCGTTACCTCTAAAGTCATATTTAAACTCAACTTCAGCAGTTCCACTTCTCTTTTTAAGTTCATCAAAGATACTTTTTGTATCTCTGTAGAATGGGTCGTTAATAAATTTTGTATAAATGTTAGGTACAAATGAACCTGCTTTTGATTTAGCGTATCTCATTACTTTATCAGGACTGTCATCTGTAAAGACTTCCATAAAGTCTGCTAAACCTTTTAAATAAGTTTTAGATACTAAATTTCTTGATACAGAAGAACCAATAGCTGAAATTGTATTTCCTAAACCTTGTCCAGTACTTAAATATTCTCTTGGAGTACCACCTTGTTGTGCAAGTAATAACATTAAGTTACCACCTGCTCTTGCTAAAGTTTTTTCATCAAGTTGGTCTCTGTAAGTATGAAAATCAACAACAAGACCTAAGAAAGCACCGAATGGGTCAAATCTTCCAAACTGTCTATATTTATAAGTGTCTGTTTCTGCATCATAATATCTAAACGAGTAAGGAATAATTCCTGTACCTTTTTTTAAATCTTTTAATTCTTTTGAAGTAGTTGTTTTTTCACCTCTTATCTGACCTTGACTACCTGTAATCTGTCCTTCAGCTACTAATTTATTTGCTAACATTGTTAAAGCAAATCCAGTCGCTAGTTGACCTCTTGCTTGTGCCATTCTTTCAGCACCATTTCTTCCAAAGAAATCATCTTTATATTGTTTTCGCATAAAACCTAATGGTGTTCTATCGACAACATTTAACATTAAGTTCATAGGTGTTCTGGTAAATGGAATAATCTGTTTCATAATTGGAAACTCATTTGTTAAGTCACCAATTCTTTTCATAATACCTGTTAACTCATTTGTGTAAGTACCTTCTTCTGCCATCTTAAGAGCATTTTTATTACTTGCTCTCCCAAATTTATCAAATCCATCTCTAAAGAATTGGTCTACAAATTGTTGAAATTCTGTAATAGGTTTTCTACTTCTAAATTCATAACCTACAATTTTAGTTGTACTTTTACCTGCTTTAAGAGCTTCATTAAATGCCTGTCTTTCTAAATGAGTTCTGTATTGTATCTGTTTAAAAAATTCATCTTCAGCAGTAAGAAATCTACTAGGTTGTCTAACTATTTTACCAACTGTATTTACAACTACACCTGTAAAACTGTCGTCATCAACTTCTACACCATTAACTATTTTTCTTTTTTGAATAGATTTTTTAGGTGTATCTAATTTATTTCTTGAAGTTAAAATTCCATCTTCTTTCTTTAAAGCTAAACCTGCATACTTTACTGCATCTTTAAGGTATCTACCCATAGCAACATATTGGCTAAGTGCTTTAGTACCTTCTGCTCTTAATGCTTGTGCTTTAGCTGAATTACCTAAATAACCTGTAAGTGAACCTACTGATTTTTCTAATGGTCTTAAAAACATATTAATCATGTTTGAGGTCATGTTAATAATGTGAGTTTTTGGGTTAGATAAAAGAGCATTAATCCATATTTCGTTTGCTATATCCCAAGTTTTATTTTTACCTGCATACTCTAATATTTTAGTTACATCTGCTTCACCAGTTAAAGCAAACTTACGCATAAACTCATCAAAGTCTCCACCATACAATTCAAACTCTTTAATTAAATCTGCTTGTGCTTTGTTAATTTCAGTTCCAAATGATGTTGCTTGTAATCTTTGAGTTCTAGCTATTTGTGATGAAATAAATTCTTTACTTTCATTTACAAATTTTAATTTCTTTAATGCTGTCTTTTTAAATAATTCTTTTGCTCTAGGGTCAGTTTTACCTAACATAGCTAATCTTTTAGAAGCACCATTTAAGAAACTTCTATAAGCGTTCATGGCTACAACAGTTTCTGGTGCTTTTTTTAAATCTTTAACTAATCTAGCAATGTCACTTTCTAAAACATCAGGTTTACCTTCATAAAGTTTTCTTGCTTGTCTCTCAATCATTTCATCTGAGACAACAATCTTTTTACTTCGTACTAAATTCTTAAATGTTTTTGCAAAAGCTATTTCAGAAATTAATCCATCTTTATCTAAATCGACTAATTGCTTAATACTAAACTGTGTAGAGATATTCATATCATCTAACAATTCATCAAAGTCTTTTGACTTTATGCCATTCTTAGTATTTTCATCTTGTAATTTTTTAAATGATGCAAAAACACCATCTTCTAAACCTTTTAAATTTGCTGTGTATGTATCTGCAAACTCATCAGTAACATTAGATTTTCTAACTGGTTCTACTGTTTCAGTTCTTTTAATTTCTAAATCTGGGTTTTCTTCTAAAAACTTTTCGTCAGCTTTTAATTGTTCTTTACTATAAGCCTGACCATTAGATTGTGCTTTTTTGTTTTTGTACCATCTAAAACCTCTAAATACTCCTTCTAAAGCACCACCTACTCCTGCACCTTCTAGTGCATTTTTAAATCTTGCTTCATACCAAGTATCATCTTGGTCACTTTCTAAATAATCTATAATTGGGTTTTCAAGTTCAGGTGCAAACTCATTAACCATATCAGCTAATCTTCCACTATCTTGGTCAAATGCTTGGAAATCTGCAACAGCACCTTTAGCTACATTCTTAGCTAACTGTCCTGTACCTGTTACAGCTTTTACACCTTTTAATGCTCTACCACCTGTGAACCAACCTGTAAGGAACTGTGTAACTCCTTTAGTTATGCCACCTGCAATAGTTTCAGGGTCTTTATCAAAATCTGGTAAGGTTAATTTATCGTCAATTACACCTTTATCTTGTGCTTCTTTATAAGAAAGTAAATTTGGTTTTAAATCAGAAAGTTGAAATCCTTCTTCTCCATTTCCGAAACCAATACCATAGAAACCTGTCTTTTCTCCTAAAGTGTCACCAAATTGTTCTACAAGTCCTACCGAAGCCTGAACACCATCTCTAACACCATCAAGTGCTGATAAACCAATGTCAGTAACTATATTTCTTGTTCTAGTGTCATCTTGTTGTTGGTTCGCCTGTGGTAGTTCTTGTTGGAACTTAGGTAAAGCTAGATACTGTTCAATTTCTTCATCATTAAACTCATTAGTATCAAACTCTATAATCTGACCATTAGGTGCAGTTTTTTCTATTA